CACCAGGCCAAAGCGGCTTAAATCAACCCGCAAACCGAGCCGGAAACTCCATTCTTCCCACGCCCAAAAAGTCTCAAATCATTCGACGACGGACAGACGAGATGCTCATCAAGCGCGTGGCCCATGAGCTCAACCGCCTACTGCCATAGAGCAACGTCATTCCACACACCCCCTGAGAGGGAAATGGATTTGCGCGATGCTCTCTTGCTGGGCCGCGAAAGAATATTACTCCCGGGCTAGGTACCTTCCCCAAGGAGGGTCCGGCGCGGAGCTTCTGCCCCCCGATCTTTGCGCGTCTTTCAGTTTTCGGAAATCGCGGTTGGGTTGGATGAAATTTTATTGAACTTCCCCGAAAATGGAGCAGCAAATGCAGATGACCGCCACCGCCGAGGCGGGCATCAGCGCCCGGCTTTTGCCGGTCGCTGACCTGACCCCAAATTCTCGAAATGCTCGGACGCATCCGCCAGAACAGGTGGCGCAGATCCGGGCTTCAATCAAAGAATTCGGGTGGACGAACCCAATCCTCGCCGACATCGACGATGGCGGGATCATTGTCGCTGGGCACGGCCGGCGCCTCGCCGCGCTCGAAATGATCGCGGCCGACGAGCCGATCAAGCTGCCGAGTGGGCGCGTCCTCCCAAAAGGCACGGTGCCGGTTATCGACTGCACAGGATGGACCGAGGCGCAGCGTCGCGCATACACCCTGGCCGACAACCGCTTGGCAGAGACGTCGGAGTGGGACGACGATCTGCTGAAAATGGAACTCTCGTTCTTGCAGGACGAGGGCTTTGTGCTGGATCTGACCGGCTTCGACGCGAAATCGCTCGAAAAGCTGCTGGCCGATCCGGCGGCATCGACCGACGAAGACCCGCGGCCGAAGCTCGCCGAGCGTTTCGGCATTGCGCCGTTCTCGGTTCTGAATGCGCGGGAAGGATGGTGGCAGGATCGCAAGCGCCTGTGGCTGTCACTCGGAATTCAGAGCGAAGTCGGGCGCGGCGAGAACCTTTTGAAGTTCTCCGACACGATCAATCAGCCAAACCCGGCGAAGCGTGCGAAGAACGGCAAGCGGAAAGCAGCGACGTTCGGACAAGACTTGATGCGCGGGGAGCACGTCGTCGGGGGCGTCGCGCCGGCAGGGCTGACGCTGGGAGAAATCAAGATGGAAGGCGCCCCGCAATCGGGCACTTCCATCTTCGATCCCGTCCTTTGCGAGCTTGCCTATCGCTGGTTTTGCCCGCCAGGCGGCGTGATCCTCGATCCCTTCGCGGGCGGCTCAGTCCGCGGCATCGTGGCATCGGCGCTCGGTCGCCGCTACGTCGGCGGCGAGCTTCGGACGGAACAGGTTGAGGCAAATCGCACCCAGGCGGAGAAGATTTGCGGCGATCCGGTGCCGGATTGGCGCGTAGGCGATAGTCGGAAGATCGGGGAGCATTGCGCGGGGACGGAGGCGGATTTTGTCTTTTCCTGCCCGCCCTATGCGGATCTTGAAGTCTATTCCGACGATCCGGCGGATTTATCGACGCTCGGCTACGAGGAGTTTCGGGCGGCATATTTCGAGATCATCGCCACCACCTGCGCCTTGCTCAAGCCTGATCGGTTCGCGGCCTTCGTCGTTGGCGAGGTCCGCGATAAGCGCGGCAGGTACTACGGCTTCGTGCCCGATACGATCGAGGCATTTCGGCGGGCTGGACTGGACTTCTACAATGAGGCCATCCTCGTCACGGCGGCCGGATCGCTGCCGATCCGCGCCGGCAAGCAATTCGAGGCGAGCCGGAAGCTGGGTAAGACCCATCAGAATGTGCTCGTCTTCGTGAAAGGCGATGCAAAGCGCGCCGTCGAGGCGACCGGCGAGGTCGAATTCGGGGAGATTGCCCCCGTTGGGGAAGCGGCGCCCGACGGCGACCAGCAGTGGGGAGAGAAGCTTTGAACTTGCCGCCACCGACAGTGATAGAGCACGACGGCATCCATGTTGTTCGCGACGATCTGATCGAGGGCGGCACCAAAGTTCGCTATCTCGTGCACCTCTTCGACGATGCGGAGGAGGTGGTGTATGCGACCCCTGCGGAGGGCGGCGCGCAGACGGCGCTCGCCTGGGCGGCGCGCGAACTTGGCAAAAAGGCGACGCTCTTCGTCGCCAAGCGGAAGCAGCCGCACCCTCGCGCGTTGATGGCGAAGGCGCTCGGGGCGACGGTGTGGCAGGTATCGCCAGGCTATCTCACAGTGGTTCAGGCCCGCGCCCGCGAATATTGCGAGGCCACTGGAGCGATGCTTGCACCCTTCGGCGTGGACATGCCTGAGGCGATCGATGCCATTGCCACAGCAGCGCGGTCGACCGGTGTGGAGCCGGATGAGGTTTGGTGTGCTTCTGGATCGGGCGTTCTTGCGCGAGGCCTCGCGAAGGCCTGGCCGAATGCGCGGCGGCATGTTGTGCAGGTGGGGCGTGAGCTTTCCGCTGCAGATGTTGCCGGCGCGACGATCCACGTCAGCGCCTACGAATTCGGGCAGGCGTGCAAGGCGCGCCCGCCGTTCCCATCCGACCCGCACTATGACGCGAAGGCGTGGGAAATAGCGAAGGCCCGGCGTGGGCCGGGCCTCGTTGTGGCTTGGAACGTGACGGGGCCGGCCCTAGTCTGACTTAGTCGGCGCCGCCTCATTTCCTGTGCTTTTAAGCCGGGAACGCCTTGTGACTGGAGAGCCGGGAGCATAATGGTTTATTATGGTTTCCTCAGCATCTGTCTCGCAGGCGAACAATGTCCCCATCGGGGCGTATCAGCTTCGAACCGATCAGCGCGGATTTGACGCACTGGCGGACTTGCACAATCGCTTATCTCATTTCCGCGATGCCGTCGTGGCTATAGACTTTACCAATGTCTTCTGGATCGACGGTCACCTAGCTGGGCCACTTCTTACCATTGTTTCTCATGCGCGCATGCAGGGAAACACTATTAAGTTGCGAGGTTTCAAGGAGGATGTCTTATTAATATTGAAGAAGAACGGGTTTCTTACCGACAGTGCTGTTGATAGTTACCACACCACAATTCCAGTGAAATTCTTTTCCCTCTCCCAAGAAGTGGAATTCGCTGCATATACACGTCTCCATCTTGGCAGAAAGGAAATGCCAAAGATGAGCAAAGCTCTCACCGGGAAGATTTTTGAAGGAATTGACGAGCTATTCGCTAATTGCTCCTTGCATTCACACTCGCCGGTCAAGGTGGTGGCGACGGGCCAATTTTTCCCACGAAGCGCTCGGTTATCTTTTGCAATCTCCGACGGCGGGCGTGGCATAGACGGGTCGTTGAGCTCCGCCGGAATTACCTACAAAAGCCCCGAGCAAGCGATCGACTGGGCCATGCAGTCGAACAACACATCGCGGCGGGGAGACATACCGGGCGGTCTGGGGTTGAAGCTCCTTCGAGATTTCATTCATTTCAACAAGGGAAATCTCTTGGTCGTGTCGAACAAGGGGCTGTGGCGGCAATCAGGAAAAGAGGTTACCACAGCGAGACTACGGAACCCATTTCCAGGTACCGCGGTTGTCCTGGAAATTATGACAAACGACGATCACGTTTATGATCTAAAATCGTCTCCGGATCCGCGCGACATATGGTGAGAGAAATTCAATGAGAACAGTGCGAATACCAATTGCGGCGATCGTGGGTGGTGGCATCTGTGTCTCTGCCTCCGATGGCCAGCGCGTGTATCAAATTGTGCAACAAGCGGTCGCCGATGGCGATCGTGTGGTCCTGTCGTTTTCGGGCATTACCCGAATGACCACGGCTTTTCTAAATGCTGCCGTTGGTCAGTTGTATGGGGAGTTTTCGGAAGAGGAAATTCGGCAGCGCCTTGCGCCGCCGGTCGATTTTGAGGCTTGGCACCTTAGCCGCCTGAAGTTGGTAGTGGATAGGGCGAAGGAGTTTTTCAAGAATTCGGACCGGGTGACTAGTGTGTTTGAGGACCATGCGGGCGGAAACGATGCCGACGATATTTAGCGCGTATGAGGGATGCCAGTTCTCTAACAGGAAAATCCTCTTCGACACGAATGTATGGATCGCGATCGATGGTTTCGATCCGCGGCCCGACACCGCCATTTATAGCGACTTTTACTCGGAAGCCATCAAGAAAAGCAATGAGATCGTTGTTAACGATTATATACTTGGTGAATTATTTAATCGCGCATGTAGAATTCAGTACGACTTGGAGTTTCCGGACGATCCGAGCAAAAGGCAATTCAAAAAGCGGAGGCAGCTTCCCTCATTCAAGGATTACATCGAGACAGTTCGGGACACATGTCTAAATATATTGGATGATTGTCTTTATGAGCCGGCTGTCGGCACTCATTGTATAATGAGTGACTTCTTCAATGAGGCGGGAACTGGCGCTATAGACTTCTCAGATATCGTAATTCGCGAGCATTGCCGTTTGAATGGCTACATTGTCGTGTCGCACGATGCCGATTTTGCGAACTGCGGGCTTGATTTCGTGACCGCGAACAAACGGATCCTCAAGAATGCGAAGCAGAAGCACCCTCGCTAGAGCGAGGCAATCGCGCCAGGGTGCTTTAGCAATCGGGCGGCCTTAAATACGTCTCGCCTCTAACGCAAGCACGCAAAGATCCCGGTACCTAAGCATTGCTTTCGGGCTCGAAGAGACCGGGTTGATGGCGACGGATCGCAGTCCATCGAGATCGCCGATCTTCGCCATAGCGACCAGCTTGGCCAGCTTGTCGCGGAAACGCGCGTGCGTGGCTGCGGAAAAGTCCGGCGCTTCGGGCAAAGTGCCGGCGCGGGCCGCCTCAAGGATCGCGGCTCGCTTGCCGCCGGCCCGCGGCGGCTTGGCTTCCTCGGCCGAAGTTCCAGCCGCAGCCGCGCCGGCATCGGGCTCGATCGACTGCCGCCCTGCCTCAACCTGCTCAATCGTCATCGGCTTGCCGGCGACGTGCTCGCGCAGAATGTGCTCGGCGAAATTGAATGGTCCGGCGAGAAGATCGGCGGCTTTGTCAGCGCTGATCCCCTTCTCGATCGCGACCGTGACGAACCGCACCTGTGCGGCTTCCTTGGAATTGGCACGCTTGAAGCCACCGCCGGTCAGGATCGCGGTCAGCTGCGCGATCTGGTTGTTCGAAAGCGGCGCCTTCATGGCCTCGTCGCCCCGAGCGGCGTCGACAAGGTCTTTCGGCACGAACACGGTCATCTTGTCGGGCGTGATCGCGTAGATCATCGGGGGCTTGCTGCCGCTCTCCGCGCTGATCCGATCGGCGATCTTCACAGCCTCCGCCAAGGTCGGTGCCTCTTCGTTGATCTTCTCGGTCGGTCCGCGACGAAGGTGCACGTTGAAGTGCGTCGCGGTTGCGATTTTCTGGCGGTCGGCGATGTCGGCGGGATGCAGTTTCGAGGTCATGGCATGCTCCTTTTTGATGGTGCGTGGTGTGTTATTGCCACGTCTAAAAAGAGCAACTCCAAACACATAATAAACCGGAGATTGTTGAATGTCGGAAGAGCAACAGGCCGGCACCATCCCGCTGGCGATGGCCGCGCGCCTTCTGATGATCTCCGAAGAACGCGTCCGGCAACTCGTCAAAATGGAGTACATCCCGAAGGTGCGGAAAGGGATGTATCCGCTCGTCGGCGTCGTGCAGGGCTACATTCGTTTTCTGAAAGATGAGGAGCGCCGCTCCTCCAAGTCCGCAACCGCCTCCCGCATGCAGGAAGCGAAAGCCACTGAAATTGACATGCGCATCGCTGAGAAACGGCGGGAGTTGATCCCGATCGACGAGGCGCACGCCGTTATCGATACGCTCGTCGGAAAAGTCCGATCTGAGATATCGGCAGTGCCGAAGCGCGTCACGCGAGATCTGGCAGTGCGAAAGAAAATTGAGAGCGAAGTGAATGGAAGCCTCAACCGCATCGCGGAAGCAATGGTGGCACTTGCCACAACTCTTCGAGAGGGTGGCGACCTCCCTGGCGGTGCCGGAAGCGACGACGCCTGACGAATGGGGACGCGACAACCGCGTCTATCCAGAAGCGACCGCGTTGCCGGGTCCGCGTGATCCTTACCTTACTCCCTACATGGTGCCGCTCGGTCGGGCCGCCACTTCCGGTCTTTATACCCGGGCCGTCGGCGTGACTGCGGCGCAATCCGGCAAGACCGAGACGATCATGGACGTCATCGGCGAGCGGCTCGATACGAGGCCGGCGCCGATGATCTATGTCGGGCCGTCGAAAGAGTTCCTGACGGATCAGTTCGAGCCGCGCCTCATGGGGCTGCTAGACGAGGCGAAGACGCTCGCGGCGAAAGTCATGCGCGGCAAGCGCATGAAAAAGACGCTTAAGCTTGTCGCCGGAGTTCGGCTTCGCCTGGCGCACGCCGGCTCCTCGACTGCGCTGAAATCCGACCCTGCCGCCTTGGCGTTTGTGGACGAGTACGACGAGATGAGCGCGAACATCAAAGGGCAGGGCGACCCACTCGGCCTAGTCGAGGCGCGCGGCGACACTTACGCCGACTTCGTCACGCTGATCGTGTCAACACCATCCCGCGGGATCGTCGAGACAGAAATCGATCCGGCCAGCGGTCTCGAGTTCTGGAAGCCGGGAAAGAAAGAGGAGATAGAAAGTCCGATCTGGCGGCTTTGGCAGGACGGCACCCGTCATCATTGGGCGTGGCCGTGCCCGCATTGCCACACCTATTTCGTGCCGATGCAGAAACATTTACGCTGGCCGAAGGGCGCGACGCCTGCGCAGGCTCGACGGGAGGCGTTTTTATGTTGCCCGACATGTGGCGGCGTGATCGACGAGGGCGACAAGGCGGGCATGAACGCCCGCGGATTGATGGTCGCTCCGGGTCAGACGATTGACGATGCCCGCGAGAACCGCAACTTGCCGGACACCAACACGTACTCGCAGTGGACATCTGGCTTGGCTTCGCCTTTCGTAAAATGGGGTTTGCGCGCCGAGCGCATGGTGACCGCATTGAACACCGGCGAAGAGGATAAGATCCAGACCGCCACCAACGCGAACTTTGGGGAACTCTATTCAGAGGGAGCGGGCGGCGATCTGCCCGATTGGAAGGAACTGCTCAAGCACAAGCTGCCTTACCAGCCTCGGCAAGTCACCCGTCAGATAATCCGCCTGACGATGGGCGTCGATGTCGGCAAGCGGAACCTCGTCTACGTGATCCGTGGTTTCGGATCTCGCGGCACATCTTGGCTTGTAGATCATGGCATCCTGCATGGACGATCCGATGAGGATCAGGTGTGGACTGACCTTGCCGGGATCATGCTGTCGCCGGTTGGCGGAATGCAGGTGGAGAAGGTGTTTATCGACAGTGGCTTCCGACCGGACAAACCCGACGCCGGCAGCGAGCACAAGGTCTATGAGTTCTGCCGGCGCTATTCGTTCCTGTGCTCGCCCACCAAGGGGCGAGACACGCTGGCGGGGCGACCTTACCATGTGAACACGATTGAGGTGAAGCCGGACGGCTCTAAGAAGCCTTACTCGCTGAACCTCGTTCACCTGAATACGGACTTCTTCAAAGGCCTCGTACACTCGCGAGTAAAGACCCCGCTCGATCAGGTCGGCGCCTTCTTCCTCCATGATGAGGTCGACGAGGAGTATGCCAGGCAGGTGGTCTCGGAAAACCGCGTGATCGAGGCAGGGTCAGCAAAGCCGAAGTGGGTGAAGCTGCGTCGCGACAACCATTTCCTCGACTGCGAGGCAATGGCCGCCGCCGCGGGCTATTCGCTTAACGTGCATGCCATCCCCGAGGGGACAGTTCGACAGTGGGGCGAGGAGGATGAGATCGCCGTCGCCCCCAAGGATGAACCGGAAGTGCCGGACCCGCCCGACGATGAACAGCCAGTCCCGCCGGCTCCTGCCGGTGCGGATCTGCGCAGCCGCTTCCGGTCACTCGGAAGCCGAATGAGGTAACCATGCGATCTGTTCCCAGCATCCCGCGTAAGCGGGATGCCGCGCCCGCCGATGTCGCGTCGGCGGGAAGCGGCATTCTTGCGCCTACTCCCCGCTCGGAATTTATGAAGGGCGGCCGGGGTATCACAATGACCGGCTGGCGGCCGGCACTTCGCGACACCAATGATGATGTCGCGTCAGCTTGGGAGCAGGCCGCGGCACGCGCCACGGATCTCGTTCACAACAGCGGCTGGATCAGCGGGATGTTCGATCAGGCGGTGGCGAACACCGTCGGTACCGGCCTCCGCCTGCGCTGCATGCCGGAGAACGAACTGTTTGGCATGGACGAGACTTCGGCCCAGGCTTGGCGAAAACTCGTCGAGCAACGGTTCGGGCTGTGGGCGGAAAACGCAGTCGAGTGCGATATCGAGGGCCGCCGGACCTTCGCTGCCCAGCAAGATGCGGCTTTCAGATCTTGGCTGGTGACGGGTGAGATCCTGTCGGAAATCCCGTGGCGTCGCCGGTTCGGCTCCCGCTATGGCACCAAGGTCCGGCTGCTGCCGCCGTCGAGGCTTCATAATGTGACAGACCCATATCGCCGGATCGTCTCAGGTGTCCAGATGGATGCCGACAACTTTCCCATCGGGTACCTCGCCAAGCGCAAGGACCCCCTGCTCGGTGAGTATGAGGTGCGGGTGCCGGCGCGCGACGCGTACGGGCGGCCGAAAGTGCTGCATGTATTCATGGGGCTGCCGGGCCAGGTGCGGGGGATCACCCCGCTCGTGCCAGCGCTCAAGGTGGCGAAGCAGTTCGACCAGCTTGCGGACGCCACCTTGATGACGTCGTTGATCCAGAACGTTTTTGCCGCGGCGATAACATCTGACAGTCCGACAGACGACATCATCCAGGGCCTGTTGTCGGTGCAAGAGCAGGGCAAACTCGCTGCGACCGGCATTTCGCCGTTCGAGGCATGGTTCGAAGCGCAGTCGGGTTGGTACGATGGCAACTCGATCGATGTCGGGATCGGTGGGCGCATCGCCCATATGTTCCCCGGGCAGAAGATGGAGTTCCTGTCTCCCGAGCATCCCGCGACAGCATACAAGGATTTCTCCCTGCATCTGATGCGCGAACTGGCTCGGTGCCTCGGCCTGACTTATTCGAGCGCTACCGGCGATCACAATGGTGAGACCTATACCGGGGTCCGGATGTCTGTGAACGACATCTTCCCGATCACGCTTGCTCGTCGAAAGTTTATCGTCTCGCCGTGGTGCCAGCCGATCTACGAGGCATGGCTTGAGGAGGAGATAGAGCTTGGATCGATCCCATTCCCGGGTGGGCTTGAAGCGTTTCTCGCCAACCGATCCGCAGCATGTCGTGCCGTGTGGCAGGGCGCTCCGAAACCGCAGGCCGACGATTTGAAGACGGCCAAGGCCCACGAGACCTACCGCAAGATGGGTGTGATCACCGACGAGGCGATCGCGAACGATCTGGGCCTCGACATCGAGGATGTCTATGCGCAGCGCGCCCGGGAGAAGCAGCTCCGCGAAGTCTACGGACTTCCCGATGAGGTGGAGCGCGAGACGGCCCAAGCCGAACGTGAAGCCGCCGCCCTGGCGGAAGACAAGGAGCCGCCGGATGGCGATTGAGCAGAACGACCCCTGTGCTCGGGCAATCCAGCTTCGGGAGATCCGGGACAAACTGATCACCGGGCAGTCGCTGGTGGAGTTCGAGCAGGAGAGCGGCAACGGCGTCCGCCGGCGTGCCAGATACACAACCGCGGATCTCGGCCGCCTCGACCGAGAAATCCTCGCGGCGGAGAACGCGTGCGCGATAAGCAAAGGCGGACGCCCCCGGCGTTTCGCCATAGTTCCGAGGTAGCCATGACCCACCTCATGCGAATTGCGGATCGGGTGCTTAACCGCCCGCTCCTGATCGACCCGGCGAAAGCGCAGATCGTGCTCGCCGTTCTTGAGGGCCGCATCCTCCCCGGCCTTGAAGACGGCGAAGGGGCTGCGGCTGCGGACCTTGACCGGATCGCGCCGCAGCCCGAAGCCACCCGCTTTGTCGGAAGTACCACCCGGCGAACTCGTGGCGGCTCGTTCGTTCGGGCCGTCGGCTCGACAGCGATAATCACCGTCGATGGCTCCCTCGTAAACCGAGGCGCGTGGATCGGCGCAAGCTCCGGCCTGACATCTTACGAGGGGATCGCGGCGCAGATCGACGACGTCGCGAATGACGGCGAAATTCAGTCGGTCATTCTCGACATGAACAGCTACGGCGGGGAGGCGACCGGCATGTTCGGTCTTGCCGCGAAAATCCGCGGCCTGGCGGCAAAAAAGCGGGTGGTCGCGGTCGTCAACGACGTCGCGGCCAGTGCAGGCTACGGAATTATCTCCGGAGCCAACGAGATCGTGGTCTCGCCCACCTCGCTCGTCGGCAGCATCGGCGTCGTCATGCTGCACATGGATCGATCCGGCGAGATGCAGCAGAAGGGCGTTCGCCCCACGCTCATCCACGCCGGTGCGCACAAGGTCGACGGCCACCCTTTCGGGCCGCTGTCCGAAGACGTCCGCGCCGCTTTGCAGCGCGATGCGAATACCCTCCTCGATCGCTTCCTCGAAACGGTCGAGGCGGGCCGGGGCGCGAGCCGCCTGTCGACAGACAAAGCCCGCGCCACGGAAGCCCGAACCTATTTCGGGCAGGATGCCATAACGGCCGGCCTAGCCGACCGGATAGGCACCTTCGAGGACATCCTGTCAGAACTCAATCGGCCCGCCGCGTCCAGCGGGGGCAAGTCCACAAAGGAGAGACCCCGTATGGACGGTCAGGACACCACGACGACGGCCAGCAGCATTTCGCTGGAAGCCCACAACTCGGCGGTCACCGCGGCGCGCGCCGAAGCAACCGCCGCCGGCAAAAAGGACGGCGCCGCGGAGGCGACCGCCCGGATCAAGGGCATTCTCACCTGCGAAGGTGCCAAGGGTCGCGAAGCGATGGCGCAAACACTCGCGTTTGACACCGCCATGAGCGCCGACGAGGCGAGCAAGGTTCTCGCCGCCGCGCCGAGCGGGCAGCCGGCGGCCGCTACGCAGACGCCGCTCACGATCGAGCAGCGCGCCCAGGGCATGCCGGAGTTCGGCTCCGATGCCAACGACCCCAAGCCCACGGCCGAGAATATCAAGGGCGGGTGGGCGAGAGCTTTCGGCAACACGAGCGCCGCCTGATTCGCGGCGCCTGATCAACGGAGATCCTCAACATGACCAAGTTCACCGAAGGCCGTCACCCCGGAGAAGGCCTGTTTTCCGAAGCCAACGGCCACCGCTCGCGCGACGTCATCACGATCGTCGCGGGCTCCGGAGTGGTCGCGCCTGGCACCGTAGTCGGGCAGGTTACCGCCTCGAAGAAATACGCACCTTCGCCGGTCGCCTCCGAGACTGGCCTCGAAGGGGCCGAAACCGCGAAGGGCATCACGCTTTACGGCGTAGATGCCACCGCCGAAGACCAGAAGGTGACTGCGATTGTGCGCGACGCCGAATGGAACGCCTCGACGCTTACCTACGAGGAGAGCGTCGACACCGACGCCGAGAAGACCACGAAGGCGACGCAACTCGCGGCGGCGGGCATCATCGTCCGCTAAAGCAACCCACCAGTCCATCAATCCGCGGCCCGCTTTGAGCGGGCTTTTTTAATGGGGAAATCGTCGAGATGCTCGATATTTTCAACAATGACGCGTTCTCGGTCACCTCGCTGACCGACGCAATCGCCGACCGCAAGGTTCGCCCCGGTCGGCTCGGAGAACTCGGCCTGTTCTCCTCCACGTCCGTCACCACGCTGACCATCGCCCTTGAGCGCATCGGCGATACCATCCAGCTTGTCGCTCCGTCGCCGCGCGGGTCGGCGGGCGAGCAGCGCGACATGCCGAAGCGCTCGATCGAGAACATCTCGATCCCGCACTTCCAGCGCGACTGGTCGGTGGTTGCCGACGAAGTCCAGGGCATCCGCGCCTACGGGTCCGAGACCCAGCTGATGACGGTGCAGGGGCTTGTCGCGCAGAAGATCGCGATCAACCTGGCCGACCTCGACCTGACCGACGAATACGCGCGCATCGGCGCCGTGCAGGGGATCGTCTCCTACAAAGGCGGCCAGACATTGAACCTCTTCACGAAGTTCGGCGTCGCCCAGCCGGCGGAAATCGACTTCGATCTCGACGCTGCCACCCCGGTCGACGGCATTCTGCGCGAGCGTTGCACGAAGGTTATCCGCTCCACCCGGAAGGCCCTGGGCGGCGTACCCTTCGACTACCTGCACGCGTTCGTCGGCGACAACTTCTTCGACGACATCCTCCGTCACAAGGAAGTGCGCGAGACGTACAAGGGCTGGAGTGAAGCGCAGATCTTGCGCGAAAGCTACATCGGCAGGAACCGCTCCTCCAACCCGATGTTCGAGTTCGGCGGCATCGTGTGGGAAAACTACGGCGCGATCGACGACGCCGGCGACGGCGCGCTCCTGGGCATCGCAACCGACCTCGCGAAGTTCGTGCCCGTCGGCATCCCCGGCATGTTCCGGACCTACTACGCCCCGGCGGACTATACCGAGACGGTCAACACTCTCGGCCGCGCTCGCTACGCAAAGCAGTGGCCCATGCAGAACGGCAAGGGTGTCCTCGGCGAAACGCAGACGAACACGTTGCATATCGCCACCCGCCCGGGAGCGCTGATGCGCGCAAAGCGCACGTAAACCGACAGGAGACAAAATGCCCTCGCTTTTTGACGAGTTCGACCGGCAAGTCCAGGTCGATATATCGGAGCAGACAGGCGAGGGCATTCGCCTATTCGGCATGGTGGGAGGCGACTACTCCCACGGTCCCGACCCCGCCCGTGAAGCGGCGGACACGGTCGCTACCGTGTCCATTTCCCCCCGCACCGCGGATCTCCGCGGGCAGATGCGGGGCACCGAATTATCGGGAGCGGCTCAGTTCGCCTCCCTCTCCTCCGAGCTCTGGATCGATCACGTCGGTGCCGCTGCGCTGCCTTGGAAGCCGCGGCGCAACGACGTTGTAGAACTGACCGAGCGAGGGGCTCAACGATGCACCATAACCGCCGTCTTTCCCGAGAGCGGTGGTCTGCTGATCCAGTTCGCGCAGGGCGCGACGCCGACCGGGGGATGACATGAGCGGAATTGTTGCTCTCGCGCTGCGCATGTCAGCGCGGCGTCTCATCGAGGACGCTACGCTCGCCGGCGCCCGGGTGTTCGATAGTGCGATCGCGCCGATCGATGAGATGATCGCGAAAGATCCCGCGCCGGCGATCGTCATCTCAACCGAGGATGAGAAATTCAACGTTGCCGGCCGCGATGTCGTCGGCACGGCCGGCACGATCGAGCTCGTCTTCGAGATCGTTGTCGCCTCCTACGTGCAGCAGACGATTGAAGTCGCCGGCGGCGAGGTGCAGACGGCGCTCGACGTGGTGATCCCGGCCACCGACGCGGGTTTCGAGATCACGCTCTCGTTGATCTCGCGGCAGATCATGCGGGCGCTCACATACAAGGGCTCGGCGCCGAGCATCTGGTTTGACGTCTTCAAGCGCCTGGCGCCGTCGATCAAATCGATCGCGTCTCGCCGTGGCGCCGGGAGCAAGGACAGCACGAAGTTTGCCGCTCGGCAGATAGTAATAACGGTTGACGCGGTCGCGGAGCCAGACTTCGGGGCCGAGCCCGAGCCAGGGACGTCGATCGCAGCCTTCCTTGTGGCCGTCGACGCCGATGCTGAGTTGCGCCAACTCGCCCCGATGCTTCGGGCGGTGATCGTCGGCGATGACATCCCGACGTGGCGGCGGACCGCTTCGGAGCTCGGACTTCTTGATGTCGAGGCGGCCGGTCTCGGGACAATGCCAGCGATCATTCCGCCGGAAGACCCGAGCGCGGTGACGGCGGTCGAGGTAGCGGGTCTGGGCGTTGTTGACGAGGCGACAGCGGACGAGCAGGTGCCATGAACGAACTCCGCGATCTCCTAAAGCGCATCGTCGACGCCGAGCGGCGAATGTCGGGAATGGTCCGTAGCGGCACGGTCCACGAGGTCGACGCCGAGAACGGGACAATCCGGCTGATGTTGGGCGGTACGACGGAAAAGCCGTTCCTGTCGCCGGCGATCCCGTACGCGCAGATCGGCGGCGCGCTAAAGCTCCACTCGCCTCCGAGCATCGGCCAGCAGATGACGATTGTCGGCACGGGCGGGGACTGGCGGCAGTCGATCGCGATCCCGATGACGTGGAGCGAGAGCAACCCGTCGCCGGGGAACAAGGGGGACGAGCACGTTCTGACTTTCGGTCCATGGACCATCAGCCTGACCGGGGACGCCCTAACCATAAAGGGGCCGAAGGTCTTCATCGACTGCGGTGGCTCGACCTTCGAGCTCACCGGCGGGGGCTTAAAGATGGTCGCGCCCGACTACGATTTTCAGTGAGGTATCCGCCATGCCCGGGATTGCGTGCGTCGGTGTCGATATCGCCGGCGGGGCCCAACTTGGCGCGCAGGCGAGCAAGTTCAGGGTGCGCGGCAATCTGGCCGTGGTGGTCGGCGACATGGTCGCCGGGCACGCCCCCTTCCTTCCGCCTCATATCCCTTCGCCGACGATGGCGCAGGGAAGTCCGAAATTCCGCATCCTCGGCATTCCGGTTTGCCGGGAAGGGGATGCGGCCAGTTGCGGCCACCCGACCTCGGGTCGGCCGTTTTTCCGTATCCCTTGAGGAGGTCCCATGTCGGACGAGCAGAAAGACAACGAAACCCTCGAAGCCATCCTCCGCGCGAGGCTCGCACATCCGCGCGCCCTCGTCGCGGCGCTGTCGATCAACGCGAACCGCGTCCTTCTGACGTTCGGCGCTGTCGGCGACAATCGCCGGGTGACGCTGCAAGTGGTCGGCGACGAGATCGCCCCGCCGGCGCACTTCGCCCAGCCCGCGGAAGAACCCGCCGCCGATCCCGCACCGGAGACGCCGGGCGCCTCGGTGCCGGAAGCGGCCGGCGATGAAGGCGATGCGAAAGACGCAGGCGAGAAGCCGGCCGAGGATGCCGAACCGCCCGAAGAGCCCGAGAAGACGCGCAGATCGCGCGCGAAAAAGGAAGACTAGCCCATGCAGACGGCCGCGGACCTTCGTAACCCGAGCGTGGACGTCGATCGCCACACTGGCGAGTTGATCGCCGGGTGGCCGCACGTCGTGCAATCGCTCGAAGTGGTGTTCACCACGGTCTTCGGCGAGCGGATTATGCGCGAGTGGTTTGGTTCGATGGTCCCGCGGCTTCTCGGCGAACTGATGAACGAGGACACAATCGTCACGTTCTTCACCGCCCTGGCTTCCGCTGTCGACCAGTGGGAGCCCCGCTTCAAGATCAAGAAAATAACGCCCCTTTCCCTCGATCGGCTGGGGGCGTTCAGCGTTGAAATCACCGGCGAGTACCGCCCGCGCGCGCTGCTCGGTGACTTCGCCGCCGAGGGCGGGAAGCGCATCGTTCTCAATGGGGCCGAACAGGGCGTGAGGATTACGGCATGACAAGCCAGGTTGACCTTTCGGCACTTCCCGCCCCCCGCGTCATCGAGGAGCTTTCCTTCGAGACGATCCTCGCGGAGATGAAGGCGGACCTCGTTGTGCGCTTCCCCGCCATCGAGCCCGTGCTGCAACTCGAAAGCTCGGTTGCCCTCAAGGTCATGGAAGCGTGCGCGTATCGCGAGCTCATCCTACGCGCGCGCCTCAATGACGCCGCCCGATCGCTGTTGCTGGCGCGTGCCGTCGGCTCGGATCTCGACCACATCGCCGCCAACTTCGGTGTCGTTCGCCTTATCGTCACGCCGGCGACGACGTTGAACCCGGCGGTACTGGAAGACGACGAGCGTCTTCGGCGGCGCGTGCTCCTGGCGATCGAAGCGTATTCGGTCGCCGGCCCGGCCGATGCCTACGTCTATCACGCATTGACCGCGGTCCCGTCGCTGCGGGACGCCACGGCCATCTCGCCCGAGCCCGGGAAGGTAGTCGTCACCATCATGGCGAGCGGCGCCGATCCGGTGCCGACCGCGGAGGCGCTTACAACGGTTGCCATGGCGCTGCGCGCCGACGACGTCCGCCCGCTGACCGACAACGTGTCGGTGCTCGCGCCGGAAGTCGTCGACGTCTCGATCGCCGCCGGCATAACGGTCTTTCCCGGCCCCGACGGAACCATCGTCGTCGAGCAGGCACGGGCCAAGCTTCAAACCTGGCTGGCCGAGAACGCGCTCCTCGGGCGAGATCTCCGGCTCTCGGCCATCTTTTCGCGCCTGCATGTGGACGGGGTTCGTTCCGTGTCCCTGCATTCGCCGGGTGCTGACGTTGTCGTCGGCCCGCGGCAGATCGTGCGGGTGGTTAGCGTTTCGGTCGTCGCCGCGGGAGTTGACGAATGATGCAGTCCGTTCTCATGCCGGGAAGCACGCCGTTCGAGCGCGCGATCGATGCGGCCGTTTTTCGCCTCGACGAGGCGGCGGAGGTGCTCCGCACCATCCATGATCCGGAACGAGCACCCGAGGCGTTCGTCCCGTTCGTCGCTTGGGGCCTCTCCACCGACCTATGGGACCGACACTGGCCCATCGAGAAGAAGAGGGCGGTCGCAAAAGCTTGGTACCGGCTCCATCGCAAGAAAGGGACGCTGACAGGGATCAAGGAAGCAGTTCGCTTCTTCGAGGCAGAGGTGGTTGCGGCGAGGCGCCCGCCGGACAGCACAATTCCTGACCCGACACTGACGACGGAGGAGCGAGAGAAGTATCTCGCCCGGTTTCGGCAGGTGCGCTTTTATCGTTTCCGCTCCGGTGGCGCGGCCACCTTCGGCGCGTATCTCTTGAGTGGATACCGGCTCCCAGCACTCTTCCCGGGCGGGAGAGCGTTCCCGGCCCTCACGGATGCGGTTGCAAGGATCGGTCGACGTGCCTTCGTCTTCGACCCGCTTTCCGGCGTAGAGGAGCCGGTAAAGCGGGTCGAGCGAACGTCGACTTCGGTCGAGCGCGCCGCCGTGGCTTTCGAGGAGGTTGTTCTGCCCGGACGGATGGGACAAGCGGCATTCGCCGGTCGCAAACCGATCCGCAAGCTGTTCACGCTGGACACAGGCGCGCGCGCGCGCCGCTTCTCGATCTCGATCGACACCAGCTACACCGAGACGACGTCGGATCTGCATGTCAGCGGCATCCTGCCCTCTGATCAACCAATCGACGTCAGGCCCCGACGGGCATCGCTGCCCGGCCGGCGTATCGTCGGCCAGTTGTTCCCTTCGCTCGGCGGCGTCGCGACCGAGTTCGTGAACCGGAAGACAGACGGAGCAAGCCGAACCTTTCTCCCGGCGTCATCGGCCCGCCTGCGGATCTTCGATCAGGTGTTTCTCTTCGATCAATCGCGCCTGGCGGATAGGCGAAATGCGCGGACTTTCGTCGGCGCAACCCGCCTGGGGATGCCCGCGTATCATGCCCGGCTCACGATCCAAAAGCGGGCGCGGATCTCGCCGTTTGCGCTTCAACGCTTCGTCCACGGCTTCCCGGTCGCAACCGACAAGGCGGCTGCCCGACGGGCGATCGAGGCCGTCCGCCTGTCGAAGTCGCTTCGAGACAAGATCCTTGTAACCACCAAGACCATGCGCCCCGCCAATGTCGGCGACGGCCTCAAGGTCGGAACAATAACCGTCGGCACTTGGGTGCGCGACCTGTGAGGAAAACATGGAAAAGCAGGTAATCTTTCGCGATCGGCAGGAATTGCAGGCCGGCGACCTTTCGAACATCGGCGTTTTCAGCGCTGAGGCCGTTGACCGCCTTGTCCGCGAGGGGCTGACCGATGAGAAGAAGTTCTCCGAGTTCACCGTGTCCAAAACCGGCACCACGTCCGTCACCGTCGCCCCCGGCACATACTGGTCGAATGGCGAGCGTTATGTTCGCGAGGAGCCGCACGAGATCGACTTCCTGTCCCGGCTTCCGCTCGTGACCAAGAAGATCGCCGCGGTCGTCGTCATCGGGTCGGAGATCGAGACCAATATCGAGCCGCGTGACATTCTCATCGATGTCGACACCGGCGCCACCGAGCCGGATAGCGTCGCCATGCAGAAGATGCGCTACGCCGAGTTTCAGGTCGTCTACGGTACCGAGAACTCTGCGCCGCAGCGGCCGACGGTGTCGACGGATACCGTCGTCATCGCGTGGATCACGCTCGGCACCACCGGTGTCGACGCCATCGAGCGGGCGACCGAAAACGAGTTCATGTCGCTCAAGCGGATGGACCTTCGCGCGACCGAGCTCGAAGTCTGGAAGCAGGCGGCCGGCGAGCAACTGACGACGCTCGGCACCGATATCTCGAACATCAACGATCGCCTCCGGCAGATGGCGGATAGTTCGGTGCTTGCGCGGATCTTCGCTGACGTCGCAACGATCAAAGACATGCTCGAACTCGAAGACGACTATTCGGGTTACGGCTCGGAAAATTTCCTCGCGCTCGACCAGAGCATCAGCGATCCCGACGTCGTCGGATACTATGCCAAGGTCGAGGAGGGCGTTCGATTTCCCGATGCCAACGCATCCGCGACGGCCATCCAGCTGTTCAATCCGCAGGAGCCATCGGTGCTTGTTGCTGGCAACGGCCTTTGCCTGCCGCGGTATACGGAGGTCCGGCGTCTCAACATCGACGCCTATCATCAGCCGCTCTCGCTGTCGCAGTACGAGTATCAGGAGGTGCAGTTCAAGACGATCGCTCTCAGCGCGAAGCGTCTTCGCTTCGGCCTGGCGCGCACGGTCTGCAACAACTCGGAGTTCTGGAAGACGGGCACCTTCGACTATTCGAAGGGTATCTTCACCGACAAGCTCGGGCGGACCTATCAGGCTCTTGGGACGGATTTCGACGCGGCATATACGAATGCGAAAGAGAAGTTCATCCGCCTCCAAGAGTTCTGGTACGACACCGAGGTCGAGTATTATCAGGAACGCGTCACGACCGACTTTACGGTCAACGGCGCGATGGTCGCGCAGACCTTCCTCAACACCCAGGCGGGCTGGCTGACCTCGTTCGATCTGTACTTCACCCAGGTCGCAGCGACCGGGAATGTTCGCGTTCTGCTGACGAAGACGGCCGGCGGCAAGCCGGACCTTTCGCGGGTCATTGCGGAGACAACGATCGCCGCCGGCAATCTCGTCAGAGGAAGCAATCCGAGAACGGCGAGCCACTGGACGCGGATCTCGCTGGCGCCGACCGCGCTCGAAGCGGGCGAACGGTACGGCCTCGTGCTGATCACCAGCGGTGATCACTACGTCGGCTTAACGCAGGGGGCAAACTACGGCGCCGGCACGCTGTTCTACTCGACCGATGGCGCCTTCTTCCAAGGCGACCTGACGCTCGACATGATGATGCGGGCGAACTTTGCCAGCTTCACGAACACGCGCCTCGAACTCGATCTCGCCTCGCTCAACCTTTCAGGCGGCATCAACGATATCGATATCGCGTTTGAGGGCATCACGCCCGCAGGCACGGAACTTCACTTCGAGGTCCGCCCGGAAGGAAGCGGCACGTGGTTCCGCATCGGCGGATCTGGCAACCCGTTCCTCGGGCTCCCGGCACTCGTGCGGTTCCGTGCCGTCTTCGTCGGGACGAAGGATCTGATGCCGGGCTTCAAGCTGACCGGAAGCGACGTGACGGTGTCGCGGCCGGCGGTGACGTTCCGCCATCATACCTTGCCGCGGAACCTGCCGGCCGCGTCGCAGTCGATCAAGGTCATCGCTATTCTCGATTACTTCAACGAGGCGAACCACAACTTCGACGTCCTGCTCGATGACAAGCAACACAACGTGCTCAACATCGCGCCCGCGACCGTCGTCGACGAGGTGCTCGGCGAGGGCGACGGGACGCGCAAGCGCATCCGCCGCACATGCGAATGGACGTCGGCGCAGATTGCGACGGCAACCAACCAGATCGCGATCCGTTCGGATGGCACGCTGACCGCGGCGACGGAGGTCTTCCACGTCGAGCGCTTGACCTACCTGACGTTCTGATCCGTCGCCCGGCCTTCATGGGCCGGGCACCACCCCCAGACACCAATGGAGCCACCATGGCGAAGCAGTCCCAGACTGCGGCGGCGATCGAGCCTGACCGCATGTACAAGATCACGTTCTCGCGCTCGTTCGAGCATGAAGGGCGGAAATACATCCCGCGCGCCGGCGTGACGCACCGGGCCGTCGGCTCGATCGTTGCGGCGATCAAAGAAAATCTGGACAGTTACGAGGCCATCTGATGTCGCTTTATTCCGACGTAGCCTTTTCCCGTTCCACCAAGCTCGACCAGGCGGAACTGAACCGTCGGATGAAGATCCTGACGGACGCGATCGAGGTACTTCGCCTCTTCGCCCCGGACTGGCAGGAGCAGGTGGATGCGCTTCGGGCCGTCGGTCTTGAGCGTATCGACGATGCTCTTCTCCCGATTTACGACCGGATCATGGAGGTCGCCCACCTCGGGACGATCTTCTCCGCGAGCTCGGCTTCGATCGAGGAGTTCGGCCTCGGCATCAAGCGCTTCGTCATCCCCGAGCAGCAGCGGCCGAATTTCGCCCCGAGCCGCTTCCTCCTCATCATGGCGGAGGGCGGCTCGTTCGACGCGATCATGCTCGGGCGGCTGTCATCCTATGACCGGGAGACGGGCGAGCTCGCTGTCCTCGTCGAAAACAGCACCGGCGAGGGGACGCGCAACGGCTGGGTCATCGGCCCCTACGCAACGAGCGACGGGCTGGAAGCTTTGCGCGCGGAAGTTCAGGCCGCCACAGCCGCGGCGATTGACGCGAGGGACGTGTCGGCCGCGAAGGCCGCCATTGCGACCGATCGGGCCGCCTTTGCCGAAGCCAGGGCGGTCAATGCCGCCGCGCAGGCCGCGACGGCAACCACCAAAGCGACCGAGGCGAAGGGCCAGGCCGATCGTGCCGAGACGGCGGCGGCCGCTCTTTCAGGGCTGGTATCCGACGTGCTCGGTCGCGTGGCCGCGACGCCGACGATCGATCTGGATTTCACCCAGACGGACGGGTTCAGCGGGTTCACCCGCGATACGGTCGTCAACAACTCCGGGGGCTTCCGTCGCGCGCCGAACGGCTCGCTGGTGGCGCTCGGTGCGGCGGAGCCTGCGATCGATTTCCATCCCGTCACCGGTGCGGCTCTTGGGCTCGGCATGTGGCCGACGACCACAAACGCTTTCGCAGCGCCGTGGGACCTCACCGGCGTCACCATGGCGACGAGCGGGACCGTGGCCGCTCCCGACGGCACGCTGACGGCGAGCGTCGTCGCGCATCAGGCGGTCGCCGGAAAGCATCGGATCAGCAAGGAGATCAATCTTGCTGGGGCGGGTGTCTACGCGCTGTCCTTCTTCATGCGTCTGCCGAACTCGGCGCCTTACCTCTATCTCCTGTCGATCGAGGACAAGATGACAGGCGAAGCCATGGTGCTCGAACTCGATCTGCGCGGCGAGGGCGCGATCTACGAGTTCATGGGCGGCATCATGCAAAGCGGGGCCTCATGGAGCATCACCCGCCATGCGGGCGGTTGGTACCGCATCGAGGTCTCGGGTCCGCCGGCCTTCAGTGGCGGCGCCACCATATTCCGCATTCACGAGGAAGACGCGACCGACGAGTTTGTCGGCAACCCCACCGTCGGAGGCTTCTATCTCTGGGGCGTGCAGATCACCCCGGGCATCGAACGCTTGCCGATCTACACCTCGGCGGGCCGCCAGATTGACCAGATGGTAGTCCCGACCAGTGACCTCGTCGCCGCCGCACAAAGCACGACGCAGGGAACCGTTTACGTCGAGTATATCCTTCCAAGGATCTCGCCACCGCGGTCGCACACGGTCGTCTCGCTGGCCGGCAGCACGGAGTTTCTCTCCCTCGGCCATGTGGGGAACCGCGTGGCGGTCCTCGCAAGCCCGGGCTGGGGCATCGACTTCGGCGCGGGCAATGCACTTGACCTCGTCGTGCCAGGGCAGGTGATGAAGGCGGCGCTCGCGTTCGGAAATTCCCGCGCCGCATACGCCGTCAATGGCCGCGACGCGCGTGTCGATCCGCTGACCTCGTGGCGGCACCACACGTCGATCGTCGTCGGCAACCGTTTCAACGGCGATCCCGACCACGTCCTGCACGGGAGCGTCCGACGTCTCGTCATGTTCCCCGTCGCCCTTGGCGACGCCGATCTCAAGAGGATGACTGCCTGATGACAAGCCATCTTGCACATGCGACGCGCCGCGGCCTGATGGGGCCGGGGCACGTCCGCAATCTCGAGGCGGCGCTCGGCAAACGCGCCGGCGCATTGACCGCTGCGGAGAAGGGGCAGGCCCGCGCCAATGTTGATGCGGACGTTCTCGGAGGCTTCCGCAATAAGATCATCAACGGCAACTTTGATGTCTGGCAGCGGGGAAGCTCTGGCTTCGTCGGTAGCAATGCGTTCAACGCGGATCGTTGGCTTTGCCAGCGTACAGCAGCGGTTGCCGTCAGCCGGATCAATGCCTCGCCAGGCACACTCGCTGTTCCCGGCAACCCCTCTTTCGGCGTGCTCGTCAATTGCACGGTGGCCTCAACCGTCGACAACGCACCACTCATGCAGAGGATCGAAGACGTCAAAACACTAAGCGGTATGCTGGCGACATGGACGTTCTATGCGCAGTTCCCGGCGGGGAAGGAACTCATTCCGCGCGTGACGCAATCGTTCGGCACGAGCGGGAGTACCACCGTGATCGTCGATCTTCCGGCGATCGTCGGGACGGGCGAATGGAAGCGATACGACATCGTTACTGAGATCCCGTCTGTCACTGGGAAGACGATGGGCGCTGCCGGCAACGACTTCGTGCAACTGTCCCTCGTGGAGAAGGCGCCCTATAGCGCATTCCAGTTTCGAACGATGCGGCATTCCCTCGTCGCCGGAGATGCTTCGAGAGAGCTTGACCCTTACTCGCCGCGTCATTTGGCGCAGGAGCTGGCGATCTGCCAGCGCTATTTCGAGCGGATCGCGCGGACCTACTATTCTGTGGGGTTCGCGCGGGTGACGACCGGCATTGAGAGCGTCCTGACCTTCACACGCAAGCGCGCGACGCCGGCGGTCTCTGCGAGCGACGCAGCAACATTCCGCGTCTTTCGGCAGGGGGCAGGCGGTTTCCAGTACAACGCCGGCACATCGCTGGCACTCGGCGCAGGAGGCCTAGACGCAATCCGCTTCGGTCTCGGCATTACCGACACGACGAACATCGTCGCGGCGGATGCGGCAATTATCGTCGATGCGGGAGCGGGGGCCTCCTACGTCGATATTGATGCGGAGCTTTGACATGCAGGTGCACGGCTATAATGCCTTTGGCGACATCAGTGCGACGATCGACGGCACGCTGTTTTGCGTACCTGACGATCCGGGGAACCGCCATCGCCAGCTGATCGCCGAGTGGGAGGCGGAGGGAAATACCATTCCGCCCTACCAGCCCGCGCCGGTGGCGCCGCCGGCGATCACCCGCCGGCAGATGCTGCTCGGCCTTCTGTCTATCGGCATCACCGAGGCGATGGTCGAGGCCGAAATCGCGGAGATCTGCGACCCCGTGGCCGACCCTGTCGAGCACGCCGGTCTCATGATCGAATGGCGTGCGGCCGGCACCATCGAACGCGATCATCCGCTCGTGGCCGATCTATCGGTCGCCTTCGCGCTTCCCGCCGAGCAGGTTGACGCCCTCTGGATTTGGGCGTCCGCCCTTTAACGAAATACGGCCCGCCTCCTGGCGGGGCGCAGCATGCTCATTCCAACAGCAGCCGCCTTCGGGCGGCTTTTTTTATGGAGACAAGAATGTCCGATCCAACTTTCGGCATTGCGATAACCCGCGTCGACAATGAGCCGCGTCCGGCGATTGGCGCCGACATGTCGGTGATTGGCCTCGTCGGCACGGCGCCGGATGCCAACCCCGACGTGTTCCCCCTGAACACGCCGGTGCTCGTATTCTCCGACAGCGTCGCCTCGCTGACCGCGCTCGGCGTTGCCGGCACGATCCCGGCGCAGGTCGAGCTCGTCAATGCCCAGCTTGGCGAGTTTCAGGTCGCGGCCCGTGTTGTGATTGTTCGCGTCGAGGAAGGTACCGACGAGGACGAAACGATGTCGAACCTCATCGGCAGTTCGGCCCTCAAGACCGGCATCCATGCACTGACCGTCGCCGGCCCGATCCTCGGCGTCGTTCCTCGCCTTATCGGCGTGCCTGGCTATACCTACCAGCAGCGAGACGGGCTCGGCACGCTCACGCTCGGAACGCAGGGAAGCAATCTGACCGAGGCACCGACCGTGGTCTTCACCGGAGGTGGGACCGATCCGGACAAGATCCTGCCGACGGCCCACGCCGTGCTCGGCACAGGCGCCAATGCCGGCAAGGTGACGTCGCTGGTGATCGACACCGCCGGTGAAAACCTGTCTGGCCTCCTGACGGTGTCCTTCACGGGCGGCGGCAGCGACGCCGGCAAGGTTCTGCCGACCGCAACGGCGGTTATCGAGACCCTCGCCAACCCCGTATGCGCGGCGCTGCCGGCTGTCCTTGCGAAGCTGCTCGCGCATGCTGTCGTGACCGGGCCGCACTCGACGCTCCAGGCGTTCACCGATTGGCGCGAAACGATCCAGAGCGACCGGATCATTCCAGTCGAGACGTGGGTGAAGTACGGCGTCGACGCCAATCTTCTCGACAGCGTCGGGGCGATCCTCGGGATCGCGGCACGCCGCGACCACGAGAAGGGTGGCAAGCCGTTCCATTCTTGGGCGAACCAAGCCGTGCAGGGGATCGTGGGCCCGAGCCGTCCGATCGATTTCTCGCTCACCGATGGCTCGACGGAGGGCCAGCAGATCCTTTCGCTTAACGGCGGCGTGATCCTCCGCGGAGAAGCCGGGGTCGAGAGCGCGGTCGCCTCTGGCGGCTTCGCGTTTGTCGGTACCGACAACGCCGGCGAGGATGATCTGTGGCGGTTCTATAACGTGACGCGCGGGCGGGATTACATCCACCTTCTTTTCCTTCGCACGCTGCGCTTCTACCTCGGTCGGTTCAATCTGACCGGGCAGACGATCGAGGCGATCCTGAACACGATGAAGTCGGCGCTCCGCGATCTGCAAGCGGACGGCGACATCCTAGGCTTCAAGGTCGGGTTCTCGCGCGACCAGAACAGCCCCGAGAGCCTTCGCCTCGGGAAGTTCACCGTCGACTTCGCGGCAGAGGAAGCCCCGGTGCTCCGTTACCTCGGCATTCGCTCGTCGCGCTATCGGCCGGCGCTGGACGATCTTCTCGACGACCTGATGGCGAGCCTCGACCAGGCCGCCTGATCCACCCCACCACCCCGGCTTGGCAGCCGGCGCGTAACCGCGCTGGCTGCCCTTCCATTCTTTGGAGACGCAAGCAATGTCCACTTTCTATCTTGTCGAGGCGGTGAACTTGTTCGTCGGCGACGCGGACCCGACGCGGTCGAAGCACCTGACCCTCGCCGAACTCAAGCTTCCGGATCTCTCCGAGATCTTCGTCGATCACCACCCCGGCGGCGCCCGTGTGGCAACCGAATGGGGCGTCGGCGTCAACAAGCTTGAGCCGACCTTCAAGCTGAACGGTTTTGACCCGGACCTTCTCGCCGAATTCGGCCTGGGCTCGAAGATCCGCAACAACTTCACGGCCTATGGTGTGATCGTCAACAAGCGTACCGGCCGCCACATCGAGCTCAAGTCGATCATCGAAGGGCGCCTCGGGAGCATCGCTCCCGATACCCATCAGCGCGGCGAACTGATGGGCCACGAGTACGCAATCAACGAGGTCGTGCACTACGAGGTGTACTTCGACAGCACCGAAAAAATGTATTGGGACTTCTTCACCAATACTTGGCGCGTCAACGGCCGTGACGAGAACGCCGATATGAACCGCATTCTCCGCATCAGCTAGAAGCGCGGCACCCACACCAAGACCCCAGAGAGGCGCCCGTCGCGATTGCGGCGGGCGTTCTTTCTGTTTTGCGAAAAGGAAAACGCAACATGCTTTGGAAGACACAGGCCCACCCGCTCAAGCACCCTATCACTATCGGCGACAAAACCTACGCCGCTGTGATGCTACGCGAGCCCGACGCCGACGCGCTTGAAGCGATCGATGACCTCGGCATGAAAGAGGGCGAGCGCGCGCGCATCGGCCAGTTGAAGGGGCTCCTCTGCGCTCTCGCGGACGTCCCGGGCGAAGTGATCGGCAAACTTCATCGCGACGATTTCATCGCGTTGCAGGAGATCGCAATCCCTTTGCTGCATCCGTCGGAGGGCAGTGGAGCGGTATAGTCTTCGACCTTTTGGAGTGGAGCCGAGATCACGCCGACACCGTGTGCGCCGACGTCGCGCACTACCTCGCCACGCCACTCCCGATCGTCCGCCGGATGCCGATCGACTTCCTCATGCGCCAGCACCGCCAGGCGCTTCGCCTCCATCAGCTGAAAGCAAGGTAGCCCGCAATGGCAACGCTTACCTCTTCGCTCATCGTCCGCGTGCTCGATCAGGCCTCCGCGCCCGCTCGGGCGATCTCCCGCAACCTCCTCGGCATCAGCAGGGCCGCCGAGCAGGCAGGCCGTGGCGGTTTCGGCGACCGCCTGAATGCGGCGATCACGGCGAACAACCGCGCGCTCGATCAGGCGCGCGGTCAGATGGTCGATACCATCGCGTCGGTCTACGCCCTCCGCACCGCCCTCGGCGCGCCGATCAACGCCGCCGTGAAGTTCGAAAGTGCGATGGCCGACATCGCCAAGGTCTCCGGCTTCGACGACAAAGGGCTCGACCTTTACGGAAAGCGGTTGCGCAAGTTGGCCGTTACCGAGATCCCGCTCGCAGTGAACGACCTCGCCGCGCTCTCCGCCGCCGCGGCGCAGGCAGGCGTCCCCGACGCGGATCTCTTCGATTTCACCCGGCTGACCGCGAAGGCCGCGGTCGCATGGGAAATGAGCGGCGCTGAGGCCGGAGAGGCCCTGGCGAAGATCCGAACAGCGCTCGGGCTGACGAACGATCAAACCTCCGCCTATGCGGATGCGGTCAATTACGTCTCCGACAGCACCGCGGCGAGCTCGCGAGATCTGATCGACTTCACCAAGCGCGTCGCATCGCAAGGCGAGTTCTTCGGGTTTGCTAAAGAGCAGACGCTTGCCTTCGGCGCGGCGATGATTTCGGCCGGTGCGGAGAGCGAAGTCGCCGCCACGTCGTTCCGCAACATGGGGCGTGCGCTCACGCGCGGCACCAGTGCGACCAAGGCGCAACGCGGGGCGTGGAAGCGCCTCGGGATGGATGCCGTCAAAGTCGCCAAGGCGATGCAGAAGGACGCCGTCGGGACGACGGTGAAGGTGATCGAGAGCCTCGCGAAGCTCCCCGAGCACATGCAGGCTTCGGTGATGTCGGACCTGTTCGGCGACGAGGCCCGGGCGCTCGCTCCGCTGCTTAACAATACCGAACTTCTGCGAAAGGCGCTCGCCCTCACGGCCGACGAACAGAAGTATCTCAACAGCGTCGGGAGGGAATTCGAGAAGCGCGCCGCGACCTCCGAATACAAGTTGCAGCGTTTCAAATCGCAGCTGGCTGATATCGGGCTTACGGTCGGCGCTTCGCTTCTCCCGGCTCTCAACAAGCTGCTCGTGCCGATGGGCGAGATGGCGCTTAAGCTTTCCGATTGGGCCGAGGCTCATCCGGAACTGATCCGCAATGTGATCGCAGCGACTGCGGCCGTGATCGGCTTCCGTGCCGCGGTCGTGTCCCTCAAGTGGCTTGGGCTGATCGGACGAGGTGGCGCGCTCACTATGCTCGCGCTCGGGTTCAACACGGTTGGCAAGGCATCGATTGGGGCAGTCAAAGCGGCCCGGAATGCGATCGCGCTGCAAACTGCACTTGGAGGTATGGCCGGCAGCGTCACCGTACTCGACCGCCTACGCTCCTCTCTCAGCGGCGTTGCAGCCGTGGCCAGTAGACCGCAGAAGTTGTCTGGCCTGCAAACGGTAACTACGGCCCTTAAGGCTATGGCTTTGGCCGTACCCGGCATGGCAACGCTTTCGACTGCGCTTGGCGTCGTCGGATCAGCCCTCGCCGCCGTCTCGGCTCCGATATGGGGAGCGATCGCTGCGGGGGTCGTCGCCGTGGCTGCGGCCGGTGCGGTCCTGTACAAGTATTGGGACCGGGTCAGTTCCGTCTTTACCGGCGTCGGCCGGGCGATCGTCGAGCAACTCTCCCCGGCCATTGACGCAGTGAAGGGGATGTTCTCGCGCTTTAAGGGCTTTATGCGCGAGGGGGTCGGCGACGTCGCTGCCTATTTTGGGGCTGACATCGAGGCCGCAAAGGCGGCGTTTGATCGCCTATTCGACTTCTCCGCCGTCCGAGAGAAGCTCTCCCAGTTCGCGACCTGGCTAGGTTCCTTCTTCACCAGAGAAGTCCTATCCGACGATCAAAAGGCGCAATGGGAAGCCTACGGACACGAAGCCGCGACCCGCTTGATCGAGGCAGTTAAATCCGTTCTATCAGACTTCATCGGCTGGGCGGCGGACTTCGGTGGCCGCATCGGTGATGCGATCTCAAGTCGAGTGACCAGTTCGCTCGACAAGGTTCGGCGTTGGTTTGGTGCGAGCACGCCCGAGGTTATCCCTATGCAATCTACCGGCGACGTTGCCGGCGACATGCAGCGGGCACTCGATATTGCAAAGGAACTCTCTGCTCTGCGCCGGGCAAATAGCGCGACCCTATTCGGGCTGTCTGGTGACGAAGCTGAGAAGCTTGCGGCGGTGGAGCAGTCTTATCGATCCGCTCTAGCGGCGTTGCCCGAGGCTGCGCAGGCCGACATCAACGCGTACATATCCGCTTTGGCCGAAGGGGGGGATCAGGCGGGCGCGGAAGCCGACAGGATCGGCCGTGAAATTGTGCAGAAGCTCAATTTTACTGTTATGCCGCTCGTGGACACCTCCTCGATAAAAGGCGCGCTAGCGGATGTTCAGCGCCTCGGCGCGGCGCTTAGGGAGGCGAGCTCGGCCACAGTCCCGCGGGCGACGCCGGTAGTGCGGGCAACCCCTATTGCCGGTGCACGCGCAGAGGGTGGCCCGGTAGAGGCGGACGAGACCTATCTCGTGGGTGAGAAAGGCGCAGAGCTCTTCAAACCGGATCGGCCCGGGACCATTATCCCGGCCGACGAGACGGCAAGGGCGATGGGCTCCACTCCGAGTAACGGCGCCGACCGACAGAGGCGCGCGAGCGGGGACAGTGCGGCGTCGGATGCGGTGCCGATGCCGAGCGGGATCGAACGAAGTTCCTTGCGCGAAACTCGGCCACCCTCGCCATCTGCGGGTGGCGAGCGCCAAACGGGTGGCGCCGACCGGTCCGGGGGTGACGTCAAAATGACGCGCCTTCTCGCCGATCTTCGTTCGTTCGTCAGCAACCCGGTGCCGTTGCAGTCCTCCCAGCCAAATCAGGCACCTGCGCCCGCGAACATCACCCTCGCGCCGACCTTTCATTTCGCCATCGCGGAAGGGAAGCCGGAGGAGGTCGAGCGTGCGGTGCGGGACATTCTCAGACAGGAAGTGCGCGAACTCCTCCGCGGGGTTCACGCTGACGCAGGAGTGCTCGGCTGATGATTTATGCGCTCGGGTCGCTGTCCATAAAGGTCGCGCCCTTCAACGTTTCGCAGGTTTCGCGCGACGCGACGACGGATTTCGTCGCGAAGCCGGTGATCGGCGCCGAGCCACCGATGGAGTATGTCGGCGAGGGGGCGAACAAGATGACGCTTTCGGGGCAGCTTTTGCCCCGAAAGCTCGGTGGCTTGTCGGAACTTGATCACCTTCACCAGATGCGGGCATCCGGCCAGCCGCAATACCTCATGCGCGGAGACGGCACCCCCTTCGGATGGCACGTGATCGAGAGTGTCGCCGAGCGGTCGACGTACCTCGACGCGCGCGGCGTGGGTCAGGTGATCGAGGTCACGATCACCCTACGTCGGGCAGGCAAGCCGGCCGCTGGCGCGTTCTTCTCCGTTATCTCCAACATCATCGGGCTATTCCAATGAGCAACGAGGTTATCGAGACGATTACCGTCCAGGGCGAGGGTTTGACGCTCTCGCTCATGGTCTGGCGCCGCTTTCGTCAGCCGATGCCGGGACTGGTCGAGCAGATCCTTGCGATCAATCCCAACGTGGCGAGCGCCAGCAGCTTCCTCGCCGTCGGGACTGAGATCTTACTGCCGGTGTCCACCCAGCGCGCCGGGAACAAGATCGACGTCGTTCGTTTGTGGAGCTAGGCGATGAGCAAAAGGGCGATCTTTGCCGTGATGATCAACGGCGCGGACATGACGGCGGGCTTGGCGCGATATGTCATCTCGATCCGGGTAAGCGATAAGGCCGGTTCTTCCGGGGATACCGCCTCCATCGAACTCGATGACCGGGGTGGGCAGATTGCTCTACCGCAGGCCGGCGCGCTCATCGCCGTGATGCTGGGGTTCGCCGAAACTGGCGTCGGCCTCGTGTTCTCGGGCACGGTCGACGAGGTCCGCAGCCGCGGCACTCGCGGGGGCGGCATGACGGTCGTCGTTAGCGCCAAAGGGTTCGACAGCAAGGGGAAGGCGAAGCAACCGCAGCAACGCCACTTCGACCAGAAGACCATTCAAGAGATCCTGACGGAAGCGGGAAAAGACGCAGGGATATCTGACGTCAAGGTCGATCCTGAATTCGCGTCGATCAAGCGTCCATATGAGCGCATGGACGACGAGAGCTTTATTGCGCTCGGCGAGCGCCTGGCAAGCGAGCTCGGCGGCACCTTCAAAATAAGCGGAACAACGGCAGTACTGGCGAAGAGGAACGGCGGCACAGCGCCGGGCGGGGCCGCCCTCGCTACCGTAATCGCCCAACGTGGCGTGAACCTGCAAACTTGGGACGTCGCTCCCTTCCTCGGCCGCCCTCGCTTCAAGAAGGTGCGAGCTCGTTTCTACGACGCGAAAGAGGCGAAGTGGAAAGAGGTCGAGGCAGAGACGACGATCGAGGACGCCGATGCCGAGTTGACATCGCGGTACGCCGAGCCGGACGAGGAGCAGGCGAAGCAAAAGGTCGCGAACGACAAGACCGAGAGCGAACGCGGGGCAGGCGAGGGCACCGTTGTAATTGAGGGCAATGTGATGGCGCAGCCGGAGGGGCTTTGCATTATCGCCGGCGCTCGGCCAGGCATCGACGGCAGCTATCGTATCGATAGCGTCGACCACGAATACTCGCGCGGCGGCTTCTCCACGACCCTCTCGCTCAAGCAACCACAGGGCACCGCAGGGATAGATGGGCGATAGGGTCGTTACTGAACTTTAATCGTCTGTTCAATCTGGATCTTCTGCGGTTGGGGGCTTCCAAAGCAGCCGTGGTTCCTTCCGACCTCCATAGCAACTTCGCGCGTTTGCGATGTGGCACGCGGATCGGTGAGGGCCTCGGCAACAACCTCGCAGCGGGTTCTTTCCGTTGATGCCCCAACGACAGGTGCTGGCGTTGGCGACGAGGCGGCGCAACCACCAACTGAGAACAGAAGAACAGCAGGCATGATTTTTAGCTTCAGTCGCATCTTTCGCCCCACTTCCATCGCCCGCCACGTTTGAGTGGCGCTCCCTCTGCCACCGCAATGGCAGGTGGCACCTCTCCGGAAAAGACCTGCGACTACTCCTCTAGTCAAGAACAACTTGAAGCCTCGGCAGTAGCCGGGGCTTTTTCGTTAAAGGTGCATAAAATGACATCGTTTCTCGCAATCGGATCTCGCGGCGCCCGCGTCCGCGAACTGCAAGCGCTGCTCAACGTCGCAGGCGCGACGCCGCCCCTAGGCGTTGACGGCGATTTCGGCGGTAAGACGGATACCGCCGTGAGATTTTTCCAGTCGAAGGCTGGCCTTGTGGTTGACGGCAAGGCCGGCACCCAGACGATCACCGCGCTCAAGCGGGCCGCCGGGCCGATTTCGCCGGGCCGGCCGGAGCCTGACAAGAGCGCAATGGGTGGACATCCGCCGGCGACAGCGCCCCAGGTCGATCGCGCGGCGCCGCCGCCGAACGTTGCAAGCCTCGTCTTGCTCGACACGGCGCGTCCGATCTCGGAGATCATCGTCCACTGCACCGCCACGCCGGAGGGGCGCGATTACACGGTCGCCGACATCCGGGCTTGGCATAAGCAACGAGGTTTCTCCGACGTCGGGTACCACTACGTGATCTACCGCGATGGCCGCATCATGCTTGGCCGCCCGGTCGGTCAAATCGGGGCGCACGTCGAAGGGCACAACACGGGGACGATCGGGGTCTCCTATGTCGGCGGCGTTTCGGCCGACGGGAAGACCGCGAAAGATACCCGCACGCCGGCGCAGCGCACTTCTCTGTTGTGGTTGACCGCCCAGCTGCGCGCCAAGCATCACGGCATCAAGAAGGTCACCGGCCATAACGAGTACGCCGCGAAGGCGTGCCCGTCGTTCAACGTCCGGCAGGATCAACTCGGCCTCGCCGCTTGATTGCCCAATCCCGGCTTGCAATCCCGCGGGCCGCTTTCAAGGAGAACCACCATGAAGTTCAACCGCCTCGGGGCGGCGCTTTGCGCTGCGCTCGGATGCCTTGCGATGTCTTGCCTGATCCTGATTTCCAGCGTCCCGGCCGCGATCGCCGCGGAGCCGTCGGGCACCGTGTTCAGCCTGTCGGATCTCATCGATCCCTTCCGCCCCTACATCGTCGAGGCGGTGACCGCCGTGATCGGCCTCGTCGCCGGGCGGCTCTACATGCTGGTCGAGCGTTACATGCGCGTCTCGGTCGAAGCCAGGCACCGAGAGGCGTTTCAAACCGCCGTCCGTAACGGCGCCCTTGCTGGTTTCGCCTATGCACAGAAGCACGCCGGGAAGGTGAAGGTCGACGTTCGCTCTGAACTCGTTGCGGAGGGCCTGCGTTATGTCCTTGCGGCGGTTCCAGATGCCATCCGCTATTTCGGCGTTGACGAGGAGAGGGTCTCCGAGGCGATTGATGCCAAGCTATCGGAATTCCTGCCCCCCGCGCCGGCGACGGTCGGTGTGAAATACACCGCGGGCTGAGCGACGCCGGGCTGTCGAGCATGGTCTCGGCGGCCCCTGCCACAATACGAGGAAAGGGGCAGTGCGGCGATGGACAGCACTGAAAGGGCTATCGGCCGGCTTGAAGGAGAGGTGAAAGCGCTCACCGAAGCGGTCCGGGATGGCAACGAGGATAACAAGCAAGGCAGATCTCGGATGTATTCCGAGCTTGAGAAAGTGCGCGAGGATGCGGCGGAAAGTCGGCGCGAGGTCGCGGATCTTAAAGCGAAAATGGACGCGGCGGGGCCAACAATCGCTGAAATCAAGAAATGGAAAGAGCGCTTTATCGGCGCTTGGATGCTCACGATGTTCCTGGCGGGAATGATCGGGGCATCCACGGCAGCAATTGGAAAATGGCTCGCGGCGAAGTTCGGAATGCCGTGGTCTTGAGTTCGTGCGCTCTCCGCGGCGGGTAGAGCGCACAGGGGCGGCGGTCGTTTCCTTGCCGGCCGCCGCCCTGTTCCTTTACTGAGCGATTACCCCGATCGACGCGGCAGTGCTGCGCGAAAGGGTGCATTCGGAGGAGTTAGGCTTTTCGGAAAACTTCTTGCCCGCCATGCTGTCCTTGATGAAGGCGAGTATCTCGGGTGTGTCCAGTTTCTTTGCCACGAAGTAGTTTTGAAGAGCCTGATCGTCGACCGTATAGCCGCAGTGTTCAGCGCTCGTGAGGATGTCGGCCAAACCGCTCGCGGCCTGCATCTCTTCCAGCCCCATTGCTGCACCCGCGGGCGGAGCGACGAACCCGAGCGCGAGCGCCCCCACGCAAAGCAACGCTCTCATGCCGACACCTCTTCAACGATTGTCTTCTGGCCGCGGGTCACAAGCGCGAGGAGCCCGAGCACGATTGAGCCGCAGGCCCAAACAAAAAGAAGCAAACCAATACCGATGACGGAGCCCACGGCCTTCGCCGACTGCTCAAGCTCTGTCGTGGCGGGAACCTGGCTGGCGCCATTGGCGCCGGCGAAGACGGAAAAGAGCATGAAAAGGTTGAAAACGATAAATAGGGTCAGGAACACCCAGCCGAAGAACCCTCTCTTTCGTACTTCTTTCCTAATGACAGTCCCCACATGCGCCTCCTCAGTTGTGCAAAAGTGTTGGCACAATTAAGCGCGGCGCAATCACCAGTTCAACACCAATTTTAAAGCCCCCTCGCTGCGGTTGCGGCGGGGGGGCTTTTTTGCGTTCAGTGCTCCGCGGTCGGCCCACCCGGATCAACGTTACCGAGAACAAGCATTGGGGACATCGTTAGGATCTCAATTGGCTGGATCGAAGGCTCGTGGTCAGGGTAAACGCCTAGGTCGCAATTCCAATAGTGCCTGACCGCATCTTCATCAGACTTCCCCCGTAGAGGTGGAATGCACATAATCATCCCTTGATGATAGGCGTAGTTGAGACTGTCGAAGCGCACCTCATATATGTGATCTTCTGGCTGATAATTGCGCTTGTACCACCTTGCATGCTCGATCGAGCCGCACAGAAAATTGCAGTTAAATCGGGATGGCTTACCGGGATGATGGGCCGTGCGATGGGCCTCCATTGCCACTTCGCGAGCGTAGTGGGTGTGCGAGGGACCGATCGTCTTGATAATGCGGCCCCAATTTCCCGGTAGGATTGCCGCACCCGGGGCGTGCCTAAATCGATTGCACCAAAAGCCAATTGTGTTTGCGCAGAAAGCTCCGGCGGGGAGGCTCATCGCGCACCGTGTTTGGTACGCGGGCCGAGCGACCGCCAGGGGAAGCGTGCCTCTCTGTATAGTGCGCCCTGCAGTGACCGGCGAAGCTTCTGCCACGCCTCATCCATCAGTTCGCCGCGCAGTCGCCGAGCTTCAATTGCTCGCAAAAGGTCTTGAGGCTTGCTCATACTGGCAATTAAGTCGGTGATTTTCTAATTTGCAAGTTTGAGCCTCGAGTTATGCCCTGAAACCCGCAAAAACAATCGTGGGAGGGCCCGTGTCCCGAACGGAAATTGCGGGGGGAGTGTGATCGGAGCGGACCTCCGCTACCAACGCAATAGCCAATACACGGCGTCGCTCCGGTGGCAATTGTAGCCGGACGCAGATTTCCGGTGTAGCCGGACGCGAAAATCTGCAATTTTGACAGATGGTTCTGCAAAAATCGAATTTGCAGATTAGGTGTCAAATTTCGCCGCTTGAACGCTAGCTTCATAGCTGTTCATTATAGGCCGACAGCCCCGTAAGCTGCACACTATGGACCGCCTCCATGTGACGGGGGAGGCGGGACCGCCAGAGGTGGGCTTCCGTCCGGACTTAGGAGGAAGACATGCCAACGTCTCGCCGTTTTGATGCCGCCGGCCATCCTGTCTTTCCATTTGGTGCCAATGAACATGTGTTCAGCCCTGATGATTTGAGCAGCATGCAAGCGATCTTCGACGACTGCATGCGCGAGTGCAACTTTGCGGCCGACAGCGAAGCGGGCCAAGCCCTCGGCAGCGCCATAATCCGTCTCTACTCGCAGGGACAGCAGGATCCCATTTTGATCAAGGCTGAGCTTCTTCCGTCATTCAAGCGCCGGCCCTGACAACCTCCCGGTCTAGGCGATCACGAGAAGCGGACGCCCGAAGGCGTCCGCTGTTGGTGTGTGTGCCTTTGGCGTCAGTCGTGCCCTGCCTGTAGCCCGACGCGAATTTTCGGAATTCCAGACGCAGTGTCAAATTCGCTACCGAAGTGTCATCTGACATAGACCCCCCGCCGAACCAGGCGCATAATCCCTCATCGCTCCACATGTTGGCAGGAACGGCAGGGAGGTAGCAACTTCCGCCGCAACCGCGGGAGGGAATTGTGACCCCGTCTTACTACTATGATGCAGCCGGCTATCCGGTCTTCCCATGTGGCAAGTTCAGCAAGGCATTCAGCCCCACTGACCTGAACCAGATGCAGGCGATCTTTGATGACTGCATGCGCGAATGTTGCTTCTCGATTGACAGCGAGGCTGCCGAGGCCCTCGGCGGCGCCATCATCCGCCTCTACTCGCAGGGGCAGCGCGATCCGGTTTTCATCAAGGCTGCCCTATTGCCGTCTTTCCGGCGCCGACACTGACGGGCTGCAGTAGATTTCCGGCCGTCGTTCTTGTCACTCTTCGCTGCTGTCTCAAAGCCGGCTCACAAGCCCTTCACGACCCCTTGAAGCCGCGCGCCTTAGAAGATGAAGTCGTCCGCGTCGAGCGCTGCGAGCTTCGTTCCGGCGATAGTGAGCTTGTCGCCATGGTTCCCGTTGATCAGGACATTGTCGCCCACCTGCGCCGCGTGGTTGTCCATCAGGTCAGCAAACGAGGTGACGGACTTGAGACCGCTCAAGTCGATCCGTTCGCCATCCTCGAAAACCATGATGCGGTCCTTGTCGCTGCCGGTCCTGAAAACGAACGTGTCGCGACCGCTGCCGCCGTAGAGCCTATCGGTTCCCGGCCCACCCACAAGGAGATCATCCCCGGCGCCGCCGTAGAGCTTATCGTTCCCGCCGCCGCCGTAGAGCTTGTCGCTACCGGCCTCGCCCCGGAGGACATCGTGGCCGCCGAGCCCCTTCATAATGTCGTTGCCAGCGCCGCCGCGGAAGTCGTCGTTCCATTTGGTCAGGGTGATGCTGTCATTGCCCTTCAAGATCAGGTCTGCGACCTTTTGTTGGTCGCGCTTGTTCAACGCGTGCACGATGGTTTTGAAGCTCACCTTCATGTTTTCGATGTGGATGACGGTGGACAAATTTTCCAACTGGATCAGCTCCGTCAGCCGCCCGCGCTCCACGCCGACCGGGTTGCCTCGCGACATCTTCCATTCTAGGCCGTCAACGTTGAACGTTACCTTCGTGAAGATGTTGTCGTAGAGGTCGAGGCTGTCGAGACGGGGAATATAGGTCTTGTAATTGTCCGGGGAGATATGCGTGAAAATTTCATCGGTAGCTCGAACGCCGAACTTAAATTTGGCCACTTGTAAAATCCCTCATTTCCGCAAGCCCAGGCTGCTTTTTGCACCAAATTGTCGATGAGCGGAAGAGGCCGGGGTACCGATGATTGTGGAGCCGCGCCGCTGTTGCGCCGCGGCCGTGAGCGTCACATTCCTGGTCTGCAGCCGGTAGGAAGTCGTAGGCGGAAAGGTAGTGCGCCGCCCGCACCAGTAGCTCGGCCCCCATCGGGGCGAGCGCCCGCCGCCATAGCTGTTCAGCGGCCTCGCCCTCGTGCACAAAGCACCATTCCTGAAACGCGATCGGCCCCGTGTCATACCCGTCGTCCAGATGGTAGACGCTGCCTCCGGCGACACGGTCGCCGGCTTGGATCGTTGCATTGACCGCGTCCCGCCCGCGATGGAGCGGAAGCAACGAGGGGTGATAGCCGATCGACCACTTGGCGGCGGCCCTAAGCTTGGCCGGGATATAGACGAAGGCGTGCGCGGCAATGAGGAGGTCGAGAGGTTCGACCGGAGTGGCGTCCGACAACCAACGGCCGTTATAGAGAAACGGCTCGATGCCGGCACCGCGGGCTGCTTCTGCCAGCCGATCGTCCGCGCTTGAAGCCGCCACGAAGGTCACTTGAAACTCCTTTGTAAGCTCGCTGAAGACGCGTTCGGCGAGCCACTTCTGACCAATAATCCCGATTTTCATTTTCGAATATTTATCCCCTCGATGTAGCGGAACCCCTGCGAGGCGCGCCAATGGCCGCCCAGGCTGCCGACAACGGACGCCGATCGGCCGCTGCGGCTCTCGCCGCACAAGGGCGCAGAAACCTGCGTCCAATTTGGGTCGCGGCGCAGCGCGGCCGCGAGCGCCGGGTGGGAGGTGTGAAACAGGGTCGGCATCGGCCGGCCATAGCGGTTGTCGCCGCGGCGCCAGGCGGCGCAAACGGCATTGAGGAAGCGCATGCCGACACCGGCGCCCTGCCATTCGGGCATGACGACCAGGCGGCAGGCGCGGGCCTCCTTAAGGCCCGGCCGAGTGCTCACGCCCAGGTGGGCGACGGGCTCGCCGTCGACGAAGCCCACGAAGCAGGACGCGGCCACCATCTTCGGAAGCTTCAGATAGTGATGCGGCTCAAAATACGGCCACCATCGCCAGTCGGTTTCGCGGATTTCCAGCTCGATCGACGGGCGTCGTCGAAGATACCTCCCGGTGAAAGCACCTGTCGCTGTGTCGAGAATCCAGTCCGGCGCGAGCCAGTCGATAATGTCGTAGTGGCAGGACAGCAGTACCGCCCGCCCGCTTCCACGCCGCCACGCCTTGGCGAAGGCATGGGCGCCAATGCGGGCGATCCGTCGATCGACGACGCTTGTAAACTCGTCGATGACAACCTCGCCGGGCTTCTCGCAAACGACGCGGGCGAGGTCGGCGCGGAACTTCTCGCCATTGGAAAGGACGGAGTATGGGCGCAGCCATGCCGGGACAGACCCAAGTCCGACCGCCGAGAGCGCCGCGGTCGCGTCGTCGAAGCTGCCGCCCTCCGCGATGCAGTCGATAATCGGCTTGTCCGTGGCCCAGCTCGGCGCCGAGAGCGCAGCCGGGTCGGCGAAGATCGCCTTGCCGATCGTCGTCTTGCCCGAACCGGACGGCCCGACCACCAGGCCGATTTTCCAGTCCGATTCCTCGACCGGCAAATTGACGTCAATTTCGAACCGGCTGCCGTCATCGACATTGAATAGAGACTTCACGCGCTCGGTCCGGTAGCTCGCGTAGTCGGCGCACGAGTTTGCGACACTGATCCTCATGTCACAACCACCTTGATCTTGCAGGCCTTGAGAGCGGCGAGCGCCTCGAACAGGACCTTTTGCGCTGCTTCATCCGGGCAGACGAGGATCACGCCATACTGTTCTTTATAGCGGGGTTTATCCGGCGCCCGTGGGGCGTCGGCCGGCAATGGAGGGAGGGGTTTTGACTTCTGTGGCATTGCCACCGGCTCCTTTGTCCTGTCGCTCCTGGCGATCGGGTAAGGGCTCGGGTGGCCTCAGATGATTTATCGTGCCGCATCGGCGGCACTTGATCTCTATACCGGCGGCGATGGCTCCCGGTCCAGCCTTGAAAAGCAGGGCCGAGCAGGAGCCGCATCGAATGTTCACCATTTCTAAGAACTCACGACGTAATCGCATATCCGCCCTGCAGGGTACGGGTGCGACGGTTGTGCAAAGCTGCTGTCGGACGGGGTGACTTCTTGCCGGTTGTTCACCCGTCGCTTGAGGCGTTCGCGCGCCTCGGCCGCCCGGTCGGTTACGGCCAGTAGCTATCCTCGGCGAAGTCCGCCGGGATCGGGTTCATGTCCTTGATCAAGCGGGCCGCGTGAATCAGCGCCGCCTTGTGATTGACCACGGCATTGCCGAAGGCGATCAGGGTCGGGGCGTCCATCACATGCAGGCTATTGTCGGCCGCGATCCAGGTGAAGTCGGTGTCGCCTCCGTGCCAGCGATAGTCAGCCGGCTGCGCACCGTTCATGATAGCAGCGATGGCGAGCGCCCCGGCGCCGGCAATGTTCTCCCTGTCCTGGTCGCGTGTCTGATAGAGGACGCCGCCGAAGACGAGGCCGGCGACAATCCGCCGATCACGCTCGGCATTCACCCGATCGGCGCGGGCAGATTGATCCTCTCGAATATCAAACCGCATCGGTGCTCTCGATCGTCAGGGTGCGAGGGATGTACGGAAACGGCGGCTGGAAGTCGAAAACATAAGTACCGGGCATGTCAGTCGTGAAACCGAAGTCGCTGCCGTCCGTGGTTGCGACGGCACCGTTGAAGCGCACCACGGTTCCGGCCGGCAGAGCGCCCGTCACTTCGGAAATGCCGTCCGCAATGATCGATGCAGTTTCGGGAACATCGAGCGTAGGACGGGCGACGATATCGCCTTCATCGTTTACCCACTGCGTTGCGTCGTCGGCCGCGACATCGAGCAGGATGTGCTCATTCTCGGGATCCTCCATCTGAAGGTAGGCGTGCTCTTCCTTTGCGCAGTTGCCTGTGCAGAGGATTTCGCCAGTGTCGGTCCGGTACTTCACGAACCTGATCGTGTTCGTCGCCATAGGTTGCTACCTCTTCGTCGCCATGAGCTGAAGGAACCGCTGTTGCGTGTAGCAGGTACCGGAGCCGCCATAGTCGCTAGAAATTTCTACGCTGTAGGTTGCCGAGCTGCCTGTGAAACCCGTGTCCGCGAAGGCTATGGCAATGGCCGGCATCGTCCCGATGCGACCGATGCCGCCGGAATCGACAAGCGCGCAATCCACAATGTCGCGCGTCGCGATGACGGTACTTCCGCGCTTGATCACCACGGTAGTAGTCGATCGGCTGCTTACGGCATCTCCTGCGCGGGCAGACTGAACGGTTCGGCAATTGAAGACGACCTGCACTGCATTTGCGTCGGTCAGCCCGGAAATTGTGGCCGAGGCAACTGTTCGAACCACGTTATTGTTATGGTCGCTTGTGCTGCCCGAGGCATAGGCGCTGACAACGTTGGTGACCGCGCCGGCATCGATCTTGGTAGTTGTCACGCCGCCCAGAACGATCTTGTCCGTCTCGATCGCGTTGGCCCTGATGTGGTCAGCCGAGATCGCCCCATCAACGATCAGTTCGCCGCCCTTCTTGCGGCGAACAACCACGTTCGTGATGAACGCATTGTTGCTGCCGCCTCCAGCCCTGGTGATCTCGATGCGCTGTATCCTGTCCGCGGCAGCCGGCACGCTCATGGTGCCGTTCTGACGTTGCCAGCTTACTGAAGTACCGGACAGCGTTACTGTGCTGCCGGACAGGTAACTGCCGGCCGCGTAGTAAACCAAGCGCACCCGGAATTCCCATGACGCGCCAGAACCGGATCCGGCGCAGTCGAACTGAACGTTAAGCTGCTCACCGCCCTGGACGGGAACATCGAGCCCGGCGGTCGTCATGGTCCGATCGTCAGCTACGCCCGGAGTTGAAAGAATGTAATCCCCACGCTGAGGAGGCCGCGCGCCGGCGCCGACGACGTTCCAGCCGCTCGGATATGAGCCCCACCCGGCATTGTCGCCGGTAATCCACTGTCCGTTCGGGGCAATGTTCTCCCAGTCCATGATGACGAGCTGCTTTGCCGTGATCGAGTTCGCGGCAATGTGGTTCGCGCCAATTGTGTTGGCCGCGATCTTTGCGCCAGTGATGGATTCGGCTGCTAGCTTGACGGTCGTGATCGCGCCCGAGGCGATTTCGGTTGCCGTGATGGTGCCAGCGGCAATCTCGTTTGCGGTTACAGCGTTGGTCGCGATCTTGTCGGTGGTGACGGCGTTGGCAGCTATCTTGGAGGCTATGATCGAGCTGGAAGCAAGCTCGACCGCCGTCAGCGTGCCGGCGACGACATTGGCCGCCGTTACTGCATCCGCCGCGATTTTGCCCGCGACGATCGCCCCGGCCGCGATCTTTGCGGCGACGACGGAGTTGGAGGCGAGTTCGGTCGAAGTGATCGTGCCGGCCACAATGTTGGTGGCCGTGACCGCATCGGCCGCAATCTTACCCGCTGTGATCGCGCCAGCCTGGATGTTGGTGGCCGCGATCGCGAGCGCAGCCACCTTGCTGGCGATGATGGCGCCGTCGACAATCAGCTCGGCCGACGCCATCTTCCGAAGCACGACGTTGGTGAAGTAGAGAAGGGTTACCGACGTGCCCTGCCGAATGACGTTGACACGCTGGATGTAGGCGGCCCCGGCGGGGGCGTTGATTGTGCCCGCTCGGGTTTTCCAGGAGGTGCCCGCCGAGTCCGTCAGTGACGAGGTCGACAGGTAGGAGTTCGTGGCGTCGTACCAGACGACTTGAATGGCGGCATCCACTGCCGCACCGCTGCCGGCGCTCGCAAAGTCCATCGCGAGATAGAACTGGTCGCCTTCACTGACGGGAACATTTACCGGAAACTGCGCGGTGATGTTGCTTGTGGATCCCGCGGGAAGGTAGCCGATATATTCGGTCTTGCCGGGTCGGCTTGTGCCCGCCCGCAATTCGAAACCGCCACCGGACCAGCCATCGCTTGAACCGCCGACGAAGCTGCCGTTCATGACGAGGTTGGTCAGATCGCTGACCAGGATCTTCGGGGCGGTGATCGCATTTGCGGCAACCTTGTCCGCTACAACTGCACCCGTGACCAGCTTCGGCGTTGTAATCGCATCATCCGCGATCTTGGTCGTCGTCACCGCGTTGGTGGCCAGTTTCGCAGCATCCACGGCAAGAGACGCCAGCTGCGCGTTGCCCACCGCACCCGTTGAGATCTTAAGCTGGGTGATTGCGCCCACGGCCACCTTTGCCTCTGTCACGGCGGCAGCGGCGAGCTTCAGCTCATTGACCGCGTTGCTGGCGATCTTCCCCTGGGTGATTGCGTCTACCGCAACCTTCGCTTCCGTCACGGCATCGGCTGCGATCTTCAGCTGGGTTACGGCGTTGGTGGCAATCTTCTGCTGCGTTACTGCCACGTCGGCCAGAGCGGCCGCGACGACAGCCTGGTTTTCGATCAATTCGGTTTTGATGGCGGCCAGCTTGATCTTCAGATCGGAAACGGCGCGATCGGCGAGCTTGAGCTCGGTGACAGCCCCGGTCATGATCTTGTTGGCTTCGACGGCCGCGTCGGCAAGCTTCGCCGCGACGATGGCGCCGTCGAGGATGTCAGCGGCCGTCAGCTGGACGTTGGGCGTCCGGACTGGCATCCACGCCGACCAGGCGAACAGTTCGGTATTGCCGCCGCCAACGAACTTGGCCTTCACCTCATAGTCGGTATCCGGAAGAAGCGAGAATGGCGCGAGCAGCGCTTCGCCCTCTTCCGGTTGATCCGATCGGCCCCGCCACATGACGTCGGTCTTTCCGGCCTCGCGAACCTGAAACGCGATCGCGCGGATTGCCACGTCGTCATTATTATAGGGCCACGCGGCACGAATGGCGGGCCGGCGATCGACGCCGAGCGCATCCTTTACCGTGGCGGGAAACACGCCGAAACTGCCGAGCACGCGCGGCTGGGGCTTCACCCTGCCGAGCGGCCCGGTCGTCGTCGGAAGCTCGTAGTCGCTCGACCAGTCGTAGTCGGCTGGGTCGAGTTCGGAGAAGGCGGCCGACTGATTAACGTTGTTCAGGTCGTCGACAGCGCCAAGTTGAAAGCGCTTGTTGTCGTAGCCGTTGCGGGCCGACGTCCATGCGATGACGTCGAGCGGCTCAAGCAGCTTCACGGCCGGCGTGAAGACGCCTTGATGCGAGCGGAAGCGTCGGTTCGCCTCGATCGCCGCGCGCATGAGCCTCTGCACCTGGCGCTTATAGGGCACGGCCTCATAGGTGAGATTGGCGATCAGGCGGCGGCCGTCGTCTTCTGCTTCCAGGTCGCTCCTATACCGCGGCGGGGCGTCCTTGGCGGACCAAGCCTCATCCGGCTCCGGATAGGAGGCGTGTGCGCCGTTATACGTCTTTTCGAGGCCGGGGAACGGTGTGAAGGTCTGCGGCTCGGAAATGATCAGATCTTCGTCGGTGAAGTAGTAGACCGGCAGTGCGGGGTTACCGCAGACGGTCTTGTAGATGCCGCCGTTCTCGGCCGTCTTGCCGTTGCAGGCGCGGTCAAGCTTCTGGCAAAGCTCGATCGGCTCAAGATCGCCCTTCAC